ATCAATAACATGACTACAAAAGTTTACAAATTCCTTGGCATTGATACAGCCATGCACTTACTTCGTCCAGGTGCGAAGTGGGAAATATCAAACAACGTCTTTACTCGGTGGGATGATCCACGGCCATGCCCAAGCATTGAAGAAGTGTATTGGGTCATTGACAAGATCAAAGAGTTTGAGGACAGCATTCCGACAATCTGGTTGCCAGAACAACTAGAGCAAATGAGTATCAAACAAAAGGAAATAGAAGATGCAATTGCATAATCTGTTTCCGATACCAGTAGGTTTTGCAGAACTTGGCAGACCTTTGTCTGATGAGGAGTTGTTCTTCATCCGTGAACTGCCAACAAGACCCAACATGGGTAACACCACAAGCACGAACAACTTTGTACTGCGTGACCCTGCTTTAACGTCCTTGCGTTCATTCATTGAAGATGCAGTCTCGGATTACTTCAAAAGCACAGTCAATCCTAAGCACAACGTGTCCTTAAGAGTCACGCAAAGCTGGTGCAACTACACTCAGCCGGGACAACATCATCACAAGCACGCTCATCCCAACAGCTATATCTCGGGCGTGTTCTATGTGCAGACCAACCCTGATGATCGGATTTACTTCTACAAAGATGGCTGGCAGCAGATCAAATTCCCGCCGGAGCAGTGGAATCCGTACAACTCCGAATCCTGGTGGTTTGAGGCTTATGCAGGCAGGCTGATTCTCTTTCCTTCTTCTCTCACGCACATGGTCCCCGAGGTCAAGGGCGAAGATGTGCGGATCTCGCTCAGTTTTAATACCTTTCCTGTCGGTGTAGTCGGGGAAGAGATGGATCTTACCGGATTGAAATTGGAGGCATGATGGGCCATTACGCAAAAATCGACGAGAACAATGTTGTGACTCAGGTCGTAGTTGTTGACAACAAGGATATGGCAGATGCTTTCGGTGTTGAGAAAGAACACATCGGCGCGGCGCACCTTGAGAAAATCCTCGGCGGTGTATGGAAGCAGACCTCTTACAACGGCAACATGCGTAAAAACTACGCAGGCATTGGGTATATTTACCGACCAGACATTGATGCGTTTGTGCCGCCACAGCCTTTTGCAAGCTGGATTCTCAATGCTGCTGCTCAGTGGGAAGCTCCAGTAGCCATGCCAACTGATGGCAAAATGTATTCGTGGGATGAGGCGACGACCAGCTGGGTGGAAATCCAAACAGCGCAACTGTAGTGATCTGAGGATTGCAATGTGTTTGGTATCAGTGCGTATGCACAAACTCCTTATGCCAGCACGGTAGAACAACTTCCGTCAGACATATCTTTTGTCTATGAAACTGCCGCAGTAGCGGATGCGGCAAGCGCGGGCGGAACATTTAATATTGAGGTCAACGAATCTGCAACCGTTGCAGATACGGTAGAAGCGTCACTACTTGTTGTAAGTAATGTTGCAGAAAGCGCAACAGCAACAGACGCAACAAACTACAACAATGTTTATATTGTGGAGATTGCTGAGTCTGCCGCAGGCGCTGATGGTTTTTCGTCTGTTTTGTTGTCGCTAAGTTTTCTTGTTGTGGGTGGTGGTGGTGGTGGTGGTGCAGGGCGTGGTGGTGGTGGTGGTGGTGGTGGTGTTGTAGAAACATTAAATGCGACAGGCTATAACTTTGGTACAGCATATTCCGTTATTGTAGGATTAGGCGGAAGCGGCCAACTTTATAATACAAACCCTGGAACATCCGGTAACGCAGGTTTTAATTCGCAATTTGCATCCGTGATTGCGTATGGTGGTGGTAAAGGCGGCGGATACGGGCTAAATAACCCACAGTATCGATTCGGCGGTAATGGAGCAAGCGGTGGTGGTGGTAGCGGCTTTAGCGGTGACGGGGGTTCTGCAACGCAAGGAAATGCTGGCGGCAATGGAGCAGGCACAGGCAGCGGACTTGGTGGTGGTGGTGGTGGTGCGGGCAGCGCAGGAGAAAATGCAGGATCAGTCGGCGGCAATGGCGGCCTTGGCGTATTGTCCACCATTACAAATGCGTACTACGGTGGTGGCGGCGGTGGTAGCGCTGGCACGGCTGGCGTAGGAAACGGAGGTGGTGGCAACGGCGGGGGAACAAGTCCAAGTCAAACAGCAACCGCAGGACAAACAAATACCGGAGGAGGTGGCGGAGGCGCTTACAATGCAAGTGGACTAAACGGCGGGTCGGGTATTGTTGTAATAAAAATAAACAACGACGCAAGCGCGTCATTTACCGCTGGGGTAACGTATTCACTAACCGTTGCTGGCAACTATAACATTTATGCGGTTACGCAAACAAGCGATTCGTTACAAACAGTCACGTTTTCGGCAATTAATATTATCAGCGGCACAATACAAGAAACTGCCGCAGGCATCGACGCAATAAGCGAAGAAGGTGGGCAAACAAGCACAATAAACGAAACAGTGGTGGGCGCCGATAGTGTTGACGCCCTAGGAAATTTTACAAGGACGATTGACGAAGCTGCAATAATTGCAGATCAGAATGTCGCGATACTTGTATTAGAAAGTACGGTTACAGAATCCGCTGCAGGAGCGGACGCGCCAAACAGTGCGGACACGTTTCAAGACAACGCAACAGACGCCGCAACAGCAACAGAACAAGTAAACGCAACAAACATCGTTGCAGGCGGTGTTAGCGAAACAGCCTTAATTGGCGATGCGTGCGAGTCTACGCTTGGAGCCGCAACAACAAACGAACAGGCAAGCCTGCTTGATGCAGCAAATGGAAGCATTGTGGCAAATGCTTCGGTAGAAGAAACAGCAACAGGCGTAGACGATGCGATAGGCGGCGGGACGGTTCTTGACTCGGTCACAGAAACAGCAACAGTTGCAGACGCTACCAGCTATGATGTGGCTAAGTTTGTTGTAACATCCGAATCATCGACGATTGCGGATCAACCCAATGCGCGATTTGACGCAACAGGCGTGGTGGCAGAAGGAGCGGCGGCCACTGACACAATAAGTTCGTTAGGAACATTCAACATAGGTGTGGTAGAGTCCGCGCAAAGTGTGGTCATAACTAACTCCAGTGACGTGTCGCAAACAACAGTTGCAGAGGTTGCAGCAGCAACAGATCAAGTAAGCTTTGGCGAGTTGTGGGGCGAAATCAATACAACACAAGTGGCAAACTGGCAATCGGTATTAAATTGAGGACATTATGGCAATTACGCGCACATCACTCCTTGACCTACCGATCATCGAAACCAACACCGAATCAGGCAGTTGGGGAAATGCTGTCAACAATGGCTTAACGCAGTATTTAGACATTGCCATTGCTGGCATGACCAACCTTACGGGGTCGGACTTTTCGGGATCACCAAACTATGATTTGACGCTTACCTTAACCGAAGGTAATGCAAGCGCCACAAATATCGCATACAACACAGCACAATACGCCACTATCAAAGTATCAAGTCTTAATGCTAATTCCACGCTTGTATGCCCAGCATCGGCACGCAACTATCGCATCGTCAACGCCGACAATACCCACACGCTTACTGTCAAGGCAAGCGGACAGTCGGGCTGTGTCATCAACCCTGGTGCAACAGCAACGGTTGTTTTCAATGGCACAGACTATGTAGCTGCCGGAGTACAAGCATCGGCAACACTGACAGCAGGAATTTTAGTCAAAGGCGCAGGAACATCTTTTATAACTCCTGCGACCGCAGGAACAGAATACGTCGCCCCAGGCACAGCAACAACCTTTACAGCAACACAAACCTTTAATGGATCATCGTCAACGATTGCACAAATTTTAGCCAATTCGGCAGAAGTGGTCACAATAAACGCATCTGCCGCGCCCGCAGTTGTAAATTATGATATTACAACGCAATCAGTTTTATATTACACAACAAATGCGACGGCGAATTGGACGGTAAATTTTCGAGCTTCCTCAGGAACGACATTAAACACCGCAATGCCAACAAGCCGCTCAATGACTGTGGCGTTATTGGTAACACAAGGCGCAACGCCGTACTACAACAACGTAATACAAATAGACGGCAATACAGTAACCCCAAAATACCAAGGTGGCGTGGCATGGGCAACGGGCAACGCATCTGGAATTGATGCATATGTATATACGCTCATTAAAACCGCTGCAGCAACATTTACCGTGCTAGCATCACTAACGCAGTTTGCATAATGCCACTATTACAACGCTTTGGTTCGGCGAGTGCAAAAGGCTTCGGTTTTGGAAAAACTGGAGCAACGCGACTTATAGGCATTCTTGAAACAAGCACTATAAACGATCAAGCGCAAGTCACGCATGTGGCGCAAACCGCGGCAAGTGAAACGGCAAGCGCCGCAGATTTTGTAACGCCCGGCGGCGCAATTGCAACAAATATACTAGAGTCGGCATCTGTAACAGACGCAACAAATTATAGTGTTGCCACAGTAACAACAGTTGCAGAACTGGCAACATCAGTAGATTTGATAACGGCGCAGCACAATGCGCAAATAACAGTTCCAGAAATAGCGCTTGTTGTTGATAGTGTTGTAGCAAACCAAACAACGAATAAAAATATTAATGAATTAGCAATAGCTGCAGAGCTTATTTCATCAAGCTTTGCATTTCAACGCGTTGTAAGTGAAGTAACGACAATTAATGATTATGTGCAGCCAGGTCTTGTTAGCAGCAATATTATTTCGGAAGTTATTGTAGGCGTAGACAATGTTCTAGAAACTACTTTGCCAGCAGCGTATGCGCTACTTGGTGGTGGATATACAAGCACATATCAAACACGCGTGCAATCTGTAAATATTAATCAACAATCAAATGCAATACAGTTTGGCAATTTGTTAGGGGGAAGAAGCAGTTTGGCAGCGTGTTCGTCAACAACGCGTGCAATTTTTGCAGGAGGTTCTTTTTCAATCGACTACGACAGCAGTACAATATTTTATACAACAATAGCTTCCACCGGAACCGTGTTAAACTTTGGCGATTTAATTGAGGACAATAGTCGGTTGGCTGGCGCAAGCAATGCAACGCTAGGGGTGTTTGGTGGCGGAAGCGAGGGCGTAGCAGACAAAAATTACATACAATATATCATTATTGCAACAACCGGAAACGCTACCGATGTAGCTGATTTAATGACGAGTCGTAGGATGTTATCGGCGTGTGCAAGCCCCACACGAATTGTATTTGCGGGCGGGTTTCTAAATGTGTCAACAATTCAATATACAGAATTCGCGACATTAAGCAATACCGTATCATTTGGAAGTTTAACGCAAGGACGCGCAGAACTGGGCGGGTTATCGTCTGCAACGCGTGGCGTATTTTGCGGCGGATACACAGGAAGCACAGGCAATAGTACAGCAGTGCGCGTAAAAAGAATGGATTACATCGAGTTTGCAACAATCGGCCAATGTTTAACATTTGGCGATCTATCGACCGCAGTAAATCCAAGCAATCAAGCAACATCATCGCCAACTCGCGGGTTAATTATGGGCGGGTCAACAGGGCCAACCAATATATCAACAATGTCATACATTGAAATTGCATCAACAGGAAATGCATTAAACTTTGGAGATTTAAATTTAGCAGTAACACGCGGCGCATCATGCTCAAACAGTCACGGGGGATTACAATGAACAACGCAATTCAGGAATTACAAAATTGTCTGGCAATGCCAAAACCAGAATACAGCGGCATGTTAAAAAATATTCAACAAAAACTGCCACAAGTAAGTTACAACACAAGCAACTTTTATAAATCACACAGTCAATTTATGGGCGTAATGCTAGACGTTACAGCAATTACGGCTGTACGCAGCATTAAACATACGCTTGCAGAAATTGAGCAAACGCGAATGGCTTTACAAGAAGCGTACATAAAAGTGCGAAAACAAGACATAATAATTAAAAGCAAAGAGCATAAGCTGCAAAAGTTAATAGCAAACAATGAAGATGAATATGATGTAGAAATGTTGCAAGTAGAAATACTTGAAGAAAAATTAAATCGAGAGACCGCGCAAAATTACATAAACGGCGCAATTCGCAAACTTAATTTTTTTGTAAATCAACACAATAATTTACTAAAGAAAATTGGCAAAACAAATATTACCGAAGAAGATTACGAAAAAGAAGAAACGCGGTATCATATTATGACGTGTATGAAACAAGCGTTAAACGCAGCGCGAGCAAGAAATGGCATGATTGACGAAGGGAATTTAATTTATTTGTTTGATCTTGGGATTAATGCTGCACACGCACAAGAAGAATTAAAAGCATATTTGTTAATGGAACAAAAACTCATTGCGGACGGAAGAATGCCTACGCACGAAATAACTATGCGATGGTTAGAAGCGTGCGCCGATTTGTGGGCATCATCACCTGCAAAATTTGCAGAACGCAGGGGATTTGCGTTGATTGATTATGAATCGTTAACAAACAGGGATGGTAGTCATGGAGCAGACCACTGAAACAAAGCTGTCTGTACACGAAGCGGTTTGTGCAGAACGCTACAAACAGATTCAAAATTCTTTTGAACGTGTGGATGAGAGGTTTCAGGACGGGAACGCGAAGTTCCGCCGATTAGAATATATTTTGTATGCAGTAATGGCAGCAGTTCTCCTCGGCCCAGGTGCGGCCGCAACTTTTTTTAAGAAACTCATCGGACTTTAAAATGACATTTGGGGGTTTTGTATGGCGCGGCTTGCGTATACAAATGAAGAGTTTATTGCGGCTTGGCGAGAGCTAGGTTCGCCCACTTTAGTTGCTGAACGTCTGGGTGTGAATGTACGAAACATCCACGTTCGACGCAATCATATCCAAAATAAACTCAAGATTGAGTTACCAACCGACGATCTAAGAACAAGACCATCAATCGTCATTCCTCCGGATCATAAACGGGTCGAAGCCACCATTACAGGCGCAGTCGTCATTTTCAGCGACGCGCACTTCTATCCAGGCTTTGATGGGGTAGGCTATCAAGCACTCCTTGAAGTCATCAAGGCAGTAAAACCCAAACTCATTATCGCAAACGGGGACATCCTCGATGCTGCTTCGATGAGTTCGTTTTCTCCAATGGGGTGGCACAAACCACCAAGCATGAAAGAAGAACTTGACGCAGTACAAGCTGCAATGTCTGGCATTCAAAAAGCTGCGCGTGGTGCATACCTGCACAGGACGATTGGGAACCATGACATAAGGTTTGAAAAGCGGCTTGCCGCAGCGGTGCCAGAAATCCGCGATGTATACGGAATGTGTTTGAAAGACCATCTGCCAAATTGGCAAGAGTCATGGTCGGTGTTTATTAACAAGAACACGATTGTGAAACACCGATACCATTCGGGCATTCATTCAACGTATAACAACGTGCTGCGTTCAGGCATTAACATGGTGTGCGGGCATACCCATCAATTGGAAGTCAAACCATTCGGGGATTATCGAGGCCGTCGGTACGGTGTGGCGACAGGGATGCTAGCCGAACCAAGATCCGATGCTTTTCATTATCTTGAAGATGCGCCAGTTAACTGGTGTCAAGGTTTTGCTGTTCTCTCGTTCGACAGTGAAGGTCGCTTGGCTCCGCCAGAGCTTTGCGAAGTGGTTGAAGGGCGAGCTTTTTTTCGTGGACAAATCGTAAAGGAGTAATCATGGCAGAGACATTTGCAAATGTAGCGTTAACGGAAGAGCAGTTCGATCAGTTGGTAGATTTGGTAGGCAAACAATCAATTGATTCGGGTTATAACGACATCTACGAATTGCTGTTAAACGCCGTAGATGCCGAGGATGACGACGACGAAGAGGACGATGAGTAATGTTTGATTTGCTAGGCGGAGGTCTTTTAGGGAGTATCTTCGGGGGGCTATTCCGCCTAGCTCCTGAGATACTCAAACTGCTCGACAAAAAAAACGAGCGGGCGCATGAACTCAACATGTTTCGACTGCAAACCGACTTGGAGAAACTGCGTGGCGAATTTCGTATCGAAGAGCGGTATGTGGATTACTCCATCCAGCAATTGGATACGATCAAAGCGGCATTTCAGGAACAGCAGGAGACTGCAAAACAAGCGGGATGGTTTGTCTCGGCAATCAGCGCCCTTGTTAGACCAGGAATTACTTGGGCCGTCTTCGGTATGTATGCCGCCGTCAAGGCCGCAACCTTGGTCTTAGCGTTTCAGTCCAATGCGGAGTGGTATGAGGTAATAGTAAAAGTGTGGGACGAAGATGATTTTGCATTGTTTATGATGGTGGTAAGTTTCTATTTTATCGGCAGGCCAATTGAAAAATACCAAAGATCGTGAAAGAAGCAATTGATCTTGCTTGTAATGTACTTATTAAACCCTTTGAAGGTCTAGCTCGTCGTCGGGCTGATGGCTTAGTGCAGGCGTATCCAGATCCGGGTTCTGGCGGTGCGCCTTGGACTATTGGGTATGGCTCGACAGGCCCAGAGATCAAGCAAGACACTATCTGGACAATCCAGCAATGTGAGGAAGCTCTGGACCATCATGTGCAATACTTTCTTGTCGGTCTATGTAAACTGTCGCCTACCCTACCCAGCGCGGCGCCGCGCAGACTTGCCGCAGTTTTGTCATGGGCGTACAATTGCGGCCTAGGAAACTACAGGATTTCGACGTTTAAGAAACGTGTAGACGCGGGCGACTGGGAAGGTGCGGCAACTGAGTGCCTAAAATGGAATAAAGCCTCCGGTCGCGTGCTGCCTGGGCTTACCCGCCGCCGTGCAGCAGAGGCTGCATTGATGAGGTAAAACGTGCCTTTAACCAAACTGCAACTTCGTCCTGGCGTAAATAAAGAAAACACCCGGTATACCAACGAGAACGGTTGGTATATATCGGAGAAAATACGCTTTCGCCAAGGCACGCCAGAGAAGATTGGCGGTTGGCAAAGAATTTCTGGGTCCACATTTCTTGGCGTATGTCGCGCACTATGGAACTGGGTTACCCTGTCTTTTGAAAACCTTCTTGCAATTGGCACAAATCTCAAGCTTTATATTGAGCGTGGCGGGACGTATTACGATATTACGCCGCTGCGATCCACCGAAACGCTGACCAATCCGTTTACGACGGTAAGCGGGTCTGCGGTGGTCACTGTTACGGACGCCACACACGGCGGGGCAACGGGAGATTTTGTAACCTTTTCAGGCGCAACATCACCGTTCAATGGATTAGATCTTAATAACAACTACCAGATAACTGTTACCGGAACAAACACTTATACGATTACTGCCGCCAATACAGCAAGCGCATCAGGATCTGGCGGAGGAACGGTTACAGCAAAATATGAAATTGATGCTGGTCCGGCTATCCAAGGCGGCGTGATTGGCTGGGGCGCGGGAGGCTGGGGCACAGGAACCTGGGGGTTTGGCACAACAGGAACAGAATCCACGCGGTTGTGGCACATGCAGAATTGGGGAGAGGATCTTGTAGCAGTGTACCGAGGTGGGCCGTTGTACTACTGGGATGCTACAAGCGGGCTATCGACGCGAGCCGAGTTGCTGGCAAGCACAGGCGGCGCAGTGACATTTACCTCGGCAAGCCCGACAGAACTTACCTTTGCAAGCGTGTTGTTGTCAGAAGGTACGGCACTCAAGTTTGCCGCTACCACATCAATGCCCACAGGAGTGACAGCAGGACTTGTGTACTACCTGCGTAATGTCAATGGCGCATCTGCAAATATTTCATCATCCCCGGCTGGCGCGTTGGTCAATACGTCGTCCACCGGCAGCGGGGTGTATATCTCCAACATAGAAGACGTACCATCAAAAAACAATAATTTCCTGATTTCCGATGTGTACCGATTTTGCTTGACCTTTGG